AGTATTATCTCATTTGTAATGGTAGCTTCTATGAGTGGTGGAGCGTACTTTGGTTACAAGTATGTAACTTCAGAACAGTTTAAATCAAGAGTAATGAATGAGATTCTTGGTAATGTACAGGGTATGATGCCTAAATTATTAGATCAGGGTTTACCCAAGATGACAGGCCCATCAATGCCAATTATCAAATGAATTGTTATTGGTGCGATACTGAATTAATCTGGGGTGGTGATATTGATGTAGATGAGTCTATGCCGACTTACCCTGAATTTTCTGTAATGACTAACCTATCTTGCCCTAAATGCTTTTCAGAAGTAGAAGTATTAAAGAAAAGAGATGCCTTCGATTGATATACCTGATATAAATATTCGTGAGATATACATTCCAGACGTTCCAGAAATATATACTCCTCATTATTTAAGTATTACAAAGCCACCTGATATTGATGTTCCTGGTTGTACCTATCAACATCGTGATATAGAAAATACTGGTAATCGTAATTTATTATTGGAAGATCCAAATGGTGTATTTACAACGTGTGATTTTCCGTTCCCTAGTTTTATACCTCTTGACTATACACCTGAGAATATGGTCATTACAGAAGAACCGCTTGTCGATAATGAACCACCGCCCTTACCAGAAACAGAGCAGCCAAAAATTCCTGATTTACCTGAACCACCCCCACCAGATTTTCCTCCTTGCCCTGGACCTAAAGATCAAAAAATAGGCCAATATGCTTCAGAACTTAAACTGGAACGTGTTATCGGACATAAAAGAAGCGAAGATAAGACTGAATGTATAACTTTGTATGAGGACGTTAAATTCATCGAAAGATATATACCAAATCCTCCACAGCTTATTAGCACTGCTGCTATTGCTACTGTTGCTGCCACTACTCCA